ACGCTCCGCCGGCACTGTTGAGCCCAGCAATGTGGTTGCGGTGATGTTGGCTGCCTTGAATTGTTCGACGACGTGATTGGCGTGATCGACGGTGCAGCAAAAAACAACGGCGGATTTGTTACGGCTGTAATGCAGGTAATGCCCGATGGCATCACCTGTTACTGATGAGCGATCCATGCGGGCGGCGGCCTGCTCGATGGTGTAATCACCAGCGCGAGATTTTAAGCCTGATAGATCGGCTGCCATTGGTGGCGCATAGATCCGCGATGGGCAAAGGAAGCCATCAGCGGTGAGTTCGGCTACTGATGGCCCAAGGACTAGGTGGTCAAATGTTTCGTTTAGGCCGCGACCATCAAGGCGGATTGGTGTGGCGGTAACACCAAGGCGCGACGCATCAGGCCAATGGGCCAGGATTTTGCCCCAGGTGCTGCCGGTGGTGGCGTGGTGGGCTTCATCGATGATGATGAGATCCGGCTCGGCTGCCGTATCAAGGCGCCGGATGAGCGTTTGCACGGATGCCACCTGAATCGGTGCATCTGCACGATCGACACCGGCGGCAATGATACCGTGGGGCACCTGCAAGGCTGTGAGCTTTGCTGAGGTCTGGTGGATCAGCTCGCGGCGATGGACAAGGATCAACACGCGAGCGCCACGGGTAAGCGCTTGATGGGTGATGGCGGCCAGGATGATGGTTTTACCGCCGCCGGTGGGCAGCACCAGGAGCGGTGCTTTGGCGCCTGAACGGAACGCAGTGCGTAAATTACTGACCGCTTGATGCTGATAATGCCGAAGAATCATGGATGCGATTGGATGCGATCTGAATATAACGGCATTGACTGGATGCTGTCCAGTGTGTATTGTGTGTAGGTCCCCAGCGCACTCCAATGGAAAACGCGGACTACCACCGCCACAAGGCGGTCAGCAAAAGCCACCTAGACCAAATCGCCAAATCACCGCTGCATTATTGGGGTAAATACCTAGATCCCAACCGCAAGCCATTTGAAGAAACTCCCGCAATGGCGCTTGGTACTGCTGTGCATACGGCAGTGCTTGAGCCCGATGAGCTGCAAAACAGGTACGCATTAGCGCCTGATGTGGATCGCCGCACCAAGGCGGGGAAGGAAGAATGGTCAGCGGCTGTCGCCGGCGGTCGCAAATTGCTCAAGTGGGAAGAATTTGATCAGGTCAACGCCATGGCCACTAGCGTCAGGAACCATCCTGCTGCTGCGTTTTTGTTTTCTCGGCCCGGCAAAGCCGAGACTTCATGGATGTGGAACGATGACGTGACCGGTGCTGAATGCAAGTGCAGGCCCGACTGGTTGACCAATGACCACCGGCTGCTGGTGGATCTCAAGACCACCAAGGATGCATCGTTGCGTGAATTCAAGCGCTCAATTGCAAACTTTAGGTATTTCGTGCAGGCCGGCTGGTATTTGCATGGGATAGAAAAAGCTGGTAGCCAACGACCCGAGCAATTTATTTTTGTTTGCGTCGAATCCAGCGCTCCTTATGCTTGCGCTGTTTATGCCGCTGATGCGGAAATGATCAAGGTCGGTTGGGATACAGCCCGCCGCGATCTGGACAAGTTGATTGAATGCCGCAAAACTGATCAATGGCCTGGCTACAGCACACAAATTGAGCCCATTGGTTTACCTAGCTGGATGGTCCCTGGCCAACAGCAAAATACCCTCCCTGAAATCGAGATGTATTGATGACTGATTCCACAGCACTTGCAACGACTAGCACCGGATCGGTGTTCAGTGGCCTGCAAGCATTTGAAAATGCTCAACGGATTGCTAAGGCCTTGGCCAGCAGCACGTTGATTCCAATTCAGTTTCAAGGCCAAAACGGTTTTGCTAATTGTTTGGTGGCATTAGAAATTGCCAATCGGATGCGGATGAGCCCGTTTCAGGTTATGCAGAATTTGCATATTATCCATGGCCGCCCCAGCTGGAGCAGTCAGTTCATCATTGCGTTGATCAATGGCTGTGGGCGTTTCAAGCCGTTGCAGTATGAGCTAAGCGGTAGCGGTGATTCATTGGCTTGCCATTGTGTCGCCGTTGACATTGAAACCAACACGCCGTTGGTGGGGCCAAAGATCACGATGGCCATGGCCAAGAAGGAAGGCTGGGCTACCAAGACCGGATCCAAGTGGATCACAATGGGTGAGCTTATGATCAGGTATCGAGCGGCATCATTTTGGGGCCGGCTTTATATTCCTGATCTGTTGGTTGGCATTCAAAGTGAAGAGGAAGTGATTGATGTTGAACCGGTTGCAGTAAAAGCAACTGAAACGCTGGAAGATCTAAACCAGCTTGTTGTAAAGGAGGTGCCAAAGGTTGACGACATCTTCTGATTTCTTTACGCCCAAGGAATTAGCCGAACGCTGGCGCGGGGTTGTTAAACCACAAACGCTGGCATTGTGGCGCAGAATTGACACCGGGCCCAAATTCATTAAGGTCGGCAATCGGATTTTATATCCGTTGGCCGAAGTTACAGCCTACGAAAACTCTTCTCTGCAATCTTGATCATGACTTTCAAGGCTAACGGCGCATTGTTTAAGCAAGGACCCGCTGAATTGCAAAAGCGGATGGGCGATCGCTATGACGCAAGCAAAAATTACCCTGAATATGACGGGGTGCTGAGCATTGCTGCGGATCAGGTTGAGCTGTTGGTGCATTACCTAATGAATGCGGTGCCATCAGGCGACCGGCAGGAGGTGCCCGTTCGTATTAGCGGATGGCGCAAGACTGCCAATAGTGGGGTGCAGTATTTGAGTTTGCAGTTCCAGCCGGACCTTAAGGTGCTGCGCCAGATCCAAGATGCGTCAATTCCAGCCCAGCAGGCGGCGGAATCGTTGGCCCAGGTTACGGGCGGGGCTGTAGTTAGCGGTGATCTGTTCTAGCTCTAGGCGCGAGATCTCACCGATCGCTTGCCGTAGGAGCTTTTCTTGGTAACGGGACTGCTTCCATACGCTGGCGGCTAGGGCCCGCACTTGCTGATCGTCCTGGGCGTTTAGCAGGCTGCGAGCTTCTAGCTCTAGCTGTAGCAGCTGCTCTGGGGTGAATTCAACGATCATCCATTCACCAAATGCCATGAGGTGGAGCGGTGCATTGCCTAGCCATTGTGGCTGATTGCTGCTATTGTCTGAGGGTCCAAGGCACTCGCCCCCATGCCCTCTCGCATCATTTGCTTTTTTCTTCCGGCCTTTATGGCTTTTGCCATTGTCTCAAGCTTTGGCACCCAACCCAACACCAACCCAGTCCCCGTCGCCTACCATGACTAATCGGTTTTATTTTCGGATACCAGAAGCCAACATTTATGAATGCATTTGCGCTGTAAGTTTTACTGAAGCCAAAGCGCAAGCATTTAAAGATTGGGCACCATTCTGGAACAAGATCGAATGGCTTACACCAACAACACACGCTGAGGTTAAATTGCCGTGAGTAACCCCTCATGGCGCCAACTGGCAGCCATTCCAGAATCCAAACTCAAAGCGCAAATTTTAAATGCTTGTGGCATTGAGCCTGAAGTTGCTGGCGTGTGCCATATATTCCATGCAGGAAATATTCAGATTTACGCCAGCGATCCACCAACTAGCAAGGATAAAGTTTGGTTTACTTTGTACCCAGCACCTGGTAGCCAATGCTTTAGTTGCCCACGCGAATTATTGAAAGCGATTAAATGGCCACCTGGCACACCAACAGGCGATGCCTTGCGTAAATGGCTTACTCATTATGGATGGAAATCAGTCAAATGAAACCAACATGTCCCAAATGCCAAGGGCGGATACGGATGCTCAACACAGAACCTAACCGCGAGGGTTCTAGGTCTAGGCGCTATGGCTGCCAAGATTGCGGCCATAGGTTTAGCACCATTGAGGTGCCACTTGATTGGATGGAGGAATTGCGCGATTTACGTCAACTGCGGTCGCAATTGCGTGGGCTTGTTGGTGGCGGCAAAGTCGCTCCAGTGGTTTCCTGCAATCAATGCGTTCATTGGTATAAAAACACTTGCGGCCTTGGCATCCCTGAGGCTGGCGCAACATTTGCAACTGATTGTTCTTCTTTTGACCATGGCTGATTTTTCTTCTTTTTTATTTCAACATGACAAGACAGTTTGCCCTAACCTTGGCGAAGGCATTAGCCGGCCACGGCCACAGGATCAGGTTAAATCTTACCGGATATTGGTAAAAATACCTGGATCATTGCCAATGAAAACAACACTCAACGCACCATCACCTAGCGAGGCTTTACGTTATGCAAGCAACAGATGGCCAACAGCAGCATGGGAATTGCTCGATGACTAATACAACATTAAGCAGGATCCAACGGATTTTAACTGATAGCGGATTGTTTAAAGCTGGCCAGCAAGAAGAACGCCGCAGAATCCAGTATTTGATTGATGCCAGGATTGATGAGCTTAGTCATGCTGGCCGGTATGGCTCTAGTCGATGCTTAGAATTGTTACAATTACGCAAGGCCATAGAGCCATGACAGCCTGGGGCATTGATTTCGATTGCATGTTTTCAATGCCCGTATTCCGCCCATGGTGGATGGATGGCATTAAACTCATGCGCGGCCCACTTTTTCTAACCCAAACCAGCGCCGATGATTATGGCAAATGCATGGCAACTGCAGCAGAGACGCGCCGATCTGATGGATCAACTATATGACCGCAGCGGTCGCACAAATGGACTATATACAGGACTATGGCAAGAGTTTGCGGCTGATGTAGCAATCAACGCAAGGGATACACAATATGATGATGTAATTCATGATATTGCAATTGCAATTGGCGCCACTGAAACAATTGATTTAGCAGTTGAAGCTGCTGCTGCATTAGAAGTTATCCGCTTGCATTTATTTGGAAAATGGATTTAATCAACGACCCACCTCATTACCGACAGGGGCAAATTGAATGCATTGATGCAATTAGGTCGGCATTAACGCCGGAAGAATTTGCAGGGTTCTGCAAGGGCAATGCGTTTAAATACCTATGGCGCGAAAAGCACAAGGGCGGCCTTGAGTCACTTG